AGTTACACCACTCCCTCAGAACTAATGCCTACATATAACGTAATAAATAAGAACACAGGTGAGAAACAAGAGTTCTCCATGACTATGAAATCATATGATCAGTGGAGAAAAGACAACCCTGACTGGGATAAGGATTGGCAAGCGGGTATCGCTGGCACTACCTATGGTAAACCCAAACAATCTGATGGATTCAAAGATGTAATGTCTAAGATTCAATCAGCCCACCCCCGAGCAAACCTTTCACGTTATACTTGATATGCCTGCTGCCCGTAAGCGTAAGACTCCTAACACAAATCTGACTGCAAAGCAGATGCGTAGGAAGAAACCAATCAATCTAGATCATTTAAAAACTATTGAACCTCTCACTGAAAATCAGGAGAAAGTGTTTGAAGCATACGCTGAGGGTAAGAACTTAGTTCTACACGGTGCTGCTGGTACAGGTAAGACTTTCATTAGTCTTTACCTTGCTATGCAACAGGTGCTAGATCCTGAGACACCATACGATAAGATCTATATGGTACGCTCTTTGGTTCCTACCAGAGAGATTGGTTTCTTACCTGGTGACCATGAAGACAAGAGTAATCTCTATCAGATTCCTTACAAGAACATGGTTAAATACATGTTCACTATGCCAGATGACAATCAGTTCGAGATGCTCTACGATAATCTTAGAGCACAAGAAACTGTATCGTTCTGGTCTACATCATTCATTCGTGGTGTGACACTGGATCAGTGTATCATCATCGTAGATGAGTTCTCCAACTTGAATTTCCATGAACTAGATTCAATCATCACCCGTGTGGGACAAGACGCTAAGATTATTTTCTCTGGTGACTATACTCAATCCGACTTGCTTAAATCAAATGAACGCACAGGTGTGCTAGACTTCATGAAGATCTTACAGACTATGCCATCATTTGAATGTGTTGAGTTTGGTATCGAAGACATCGTTAGATCTGGACTCGTCCGTGAGTACCTAGTCAGTAAAATCAATCTTGGATTTAGTTAATGAAAACATTTAATTATGTAGGTCCTGCTGGTGAGATTAATGAACTCCAAAGCTCGACGAGTGAACGTGGTCGCTTCTATAAGGCACCCAATGGCGATTGGTATCCATCTGTCACCACTGTCGTAGGTCATCAATCTATTGAAGGCATTCGTAAGTGGGAGAATAGAGTAGGACACACAGAAGCAGAAAAGATCAGACGCACATCATCATGGAGAGGTACTAAGTATCATGGCATCGTGGAACACTACCTTAAAGGTGACCTTGAAAAAGTTAAGGAAAGCGAAGGTCTTGCCTCATACCTTTTTGGGTTTGCTCGTGAGACTCTTGATCGTATCGACAATCTTCATATTATTGAAGCCCCTCTGTATTCTACTGATCTATGCATCGCTGGTCGTGTTGACTGCATTGCTGAGTTTGATGGTGAGTTAGCAATCATTGACTTTAAAACAACAGGTACTTTGAAGAAAGAATCCTTCCTTCAAAAGTATTTTGTACAGGAAGCAGCATATGCTTACATGTATTGGGAGTTGACTGGTTGTGAAGTGAAGAAACTTGTGACCCTCTCTGTCGCAGAGAACGGAGAGATGCAAGTGGTCGAGAAGTATGATAAGATATCTTATATTGATACTCTCTGCAAATGGATCAAAGAATACCGTTATTTTCAGGAGAGTATCAATAGATGAAAGAACTCGAAGAAAACTTTATGACTCAGAACAAGTTCAGTGCTCTGGTGGAACACACAGTACAAAACAATAACGGACTCATCAATTACATCGAAGCAGTCGCTACTGTCTGTGAAGAGTATGAGATTGAGTTTGAAATGGTAAGTAAACTAATTAGTAAACCACTTAAAGACAAGATCAAAGCAAATGCCCAACATCTCAACTGCATCAAACGAACCAGTAGAGGAGTCCTCCCACTATGAGTGGATCGATGATGCATTCTACGTAAAAGAAACAAGGTATGGTTTGTTTAAATCTATCCTCAAATCTGGGGAAGATTTCTTAACAGGTGCTACCTATGATGGAGTATTGGAGATGACTCGTTGGCATCTTAAATGTCAACAAGACGGAACCCTTCATCTATACACAAGAGTAGTGGGATCGATTAGAGATCTCGCAGGAGTAAAACTATGACCCAAGACTTTTTTAAATCTGAAATCGTTCAAGAAGAACTAAACGATTTGCAATCTTCATACTCAGAACTCCTCCAAATGTCACAAAACTTTGGGGGATATGATGATGGGATGAAGATTGAACATATTAATAAGACATTAGAACTCATTGCTAAGCAGAAAGTATTCTACTCACGCTTAGAAATGATGGCAAATTACATTGATCCAGAGGGTGACGAAGAGACTGAGGTGCAAGAGATGAAGCAACGCATCGATAGCGTGTCAAATCTATACACCAATGGAGAGAGCAATCTCTTACAGATCCTCCAAGTCATGGAGGACAAACTCCTGGGTTGGAAAAAAACTTTACAGGAAGGGGGTTGACACCCTCTAAATAGTGTGTCATGATGACCTTGGTCAGGTGACACACAGACCAAATACAAAACACAATACGGAGAATACGATGTCATTTTCATCTCTCAAAAAGTCCAGTGGTTCCATTGCTGCACTGACAAAGGAACTGGATAAGATGAGTAAAGGTTCAGGAGGTAATGGTCCTGACGAACGTCTTTGGAAACCTGAGGTTGACAAAGCAGGTAACGGTTATGCTGTCATTCGTTTCCTGCCAGAACCTACTGGTGAAGACTTGCCTTGGGCACAGATCTGGTCCCATGCATTCCAAGGTACTGGTGGTTGGTATATTGAGAACTCTCTCACTACTTTGAATCAGAAAGACCCTGTGGGTGATCTGAATCGCACACTATGGAACAGTGGTCTTGATAGTGATAAGGAAGTTGCACGTAAACAGAAGCGTAAACTCTCTTACTACTCCAACATCTTTGTTGTCAAGGATCCTCTGCATCCTGAGAACGAAGGTCGTGTCTTCCTTTACAAGTATGGTAAGAAGATCCATGACAAAATTGTTGAGGCAATGAAACCTCAGTTCCAAGACGAAACACCCATCAATCCTTTCGATTTCTGGAAGGGTGCTGACTTCAAATTGAAGATCGTCAAGCAAGATGGTTACTGGAACTATGATCGCTCTGAGTTTGCTTCGGCATCCACACTCGGAGACTTTGATGACGATCGTCTGGAAGAGATCTACAATAGTCAGTATTCCCTTGCTGACTTCACTGCTCAGAAGAACTTCAAGTCCTATGCTGATCTTGAATCACGTCTGAATATGGTACTTGGTAAGACTCGCACTGCTCGTATGCAGGAAGAGGAAGAGCAGGAACCAGTCTTTAACGTAGAGGAGACAGTTAAAGCACCGACCCCTGATTTCACCAGTGGGTTTGGAAGCAGTGTACAATCAATGAAAGAGGACGAAGACCCCGACCTCTCTTACTTCGCTAAACTTGCTGAGGATTGATCCATGAAGAGAGTATTACTTCTTATTGCCAGTGCTGCTCTCTTCGCAGCAGCACCAGTGGAAGCACATGGTAGGCACAATGGTCACCGCCACCGTAGTACCTACTGCCACTACCACTGGAAGTATGATGCCACCCACTGCCACAATGAACGTGGACGCAGGCACAGGCATCCTAACTGGTATCAGCGTCGTAGTCACGGGCATGGTCATTACTATGATCACCGTACCGATTTGATTTTGAAATTCGATTTCTAGATACCAAATACCCCGAAAAAAACTTCGGGGTGTTTTTTTGCCCCAGAGGTTTTTCATAAATATGAATGATAATGGATGTAATTAATGTTATCAACTGCTTATCGCCTACGCATGGAGTTCATTTGCAAATGCATTGCAAATGGAGAAGAAGTAAAGTTGTCTGATATGATTTGGGCAAACAAACTTGCAAAGGCAAACACAACTGCTAATGAAATGTTGAAGATGGCACGTCGTCAAATCTCACAACAGATCGAAGAGGGCAGTACCGACGATTTTCTGAATAGGATGGGTTTAGGAGACCCCGATCCATCCAATCATAAAACGGGGTTCACCAGTGCCGATGATATCAAAGACTGGTTTCATACTGACAAACCTGATGATTGGAGACAGCGCGACTAATGCCAAGTGAATTTGATTACGTCGAAGCACCTACTGTGGGTAAAGTTGATAAGTGGGGATTTAGCATTAAACCTACAATCAGTGATGAGGATTGTATTCTCAGATGTTTAAGAAATGCCCCTGAGGGAACTGATAAGAAACAAGTTGCAAGATTGATCAAATTCCATGAGCAACTTGCTACAAACTCACTAAAACACAACTTTTGGTAAAATATGACTAAAATAGAATGTAAGGAAAAACTCCTTAATCATGTGAGAGTCCAACTTAATAAGTTAAACAAGCAACAGTTGAATGATCTAGTTACTAAGCACACATGCAAAAAGACTACGTAGTGATAACAACCTGGGATCCTATTTTCGAGATGATACGTTACCATTACGTGCATAAGTCTGAAAAGGATCCTGTGCAATTCGTAAAAAACCTTAATCCAGAGCAAGAAGTCTTATGAGCACTAAAATGCTGTTTTTGGTTGATATCGGTAATGGCAGATGTGTTAGTCACGATGGATACATTCAAATTGGTATTTTCTCTCATAGTGTAGAGAAGCATCTTGAACTAAATCCCGAACAACA